ACTGAAGGTCTTTGCCCCGGTACTTTTAAACCATAGGTTCTTGCAATATTGTAAATTGAATTTTTTTGTTGTGCAAATTGTAAAACTGTTTCTTGAATACTTCTATCTATCTGATAATTTAAGTTATCAGTTACGGCAGCGTTCAAATCTAACATTACGGAAAAAATACCCGCATCGTTAAAATTTTGCACTAAATCGGGATAATAGGTTCTAGTAAAATTTATAAGTTCTGTCCTAACCCCTTGAAAATCCCTTGCGGTATAGGAAATCTTTTTTTCTGCCATATAAAATTAAATATTTAGAATTATAAAATCTTGAGATTCAAAAGCTGAGTCGGTAATTCTATAGTCTATTTTTATTCTTGCCGTGTGTTCTAAAGTTGCAATATTTGTAACTTTAAATTCTCTTTCACCGTATTCGTTTACGGTAAATCCTTTATCTTCCAATCCTGCTGATGCCGGTTCAACTGTCACATTTGTAACTTGTAAATTTGGCATATATGTTTTAACGGTATCTCTAATTTCTGATTCAATATCTGAAAATGTCGGACCATCTAATGGTTCAAATATATATTCATATAATCTTGTCCCAAAATCAGGTAGAAAATATCGACTTCCCTTTCTTGTTAACAATAAATGAACCAAGTTTGTTCTAGTCTCACCTTCTGTTGTTTCAGTAACATCAAGATACCTCCCCGTAAAAGAATCTACAAAAGGAAAAGAAATCCCATAAGTTATACCATTTGCCATATGACATAAATATATGTTATCGTTTTTTTAAGTAAAAACTATAAAAATATGTCAAAAAAAAATCCCAACTTAATGTTGAGATTTTAATACTTTATTACCTTTAATTTTTGGTGGATAAAAAGCACAATGTAAACATCCACTACCACAACAACTTCCTCTAAGTTTATGATATTCTTCAGTCATAACCATTTTACCTTCACTATTATAGTAAAAATGATTTGGTTGGAGTTTAGATCCGAATTCTCTAATATATAATTGTTGAACCCAGTCTTTTGATGCGTTTACAGTCATAAATTACACAATTTCACATGCTCCACCAGCACAAGCCGCTTCACCTCTAAGGTCTGTATTATCTTGTAACTCAATTACTTTTGTAAGATCAACATCCGATAATGTTTTAACTAATCTTTCATATTCTTCCTTTGTACAATCGGAAAACGGAGCCTGGGTATAAGAACCACCATTATATGGTAATACCGATAGTCCGTTATAGAAATCTCTATTATTCCACATCCAATCACCAACTAAATCCCACTCATCTTCTTTAATAGAAATGGTCGCAGATACATTGTGCGTATTCTGTCCGTTTCTATGTCCTGGTTTAATCCATTCTTGAGACACTTTTTTAACTCTTTCTAACATTTGAAATACAGACTCATGTCTTATGATTGCACCTTCTGGTGCTTTTTGTGGTATACCAATAACCGCAGTGTCGTGAGGACGGAAAAACTCATCTTCAATCAACTCAGGGTGATTATTCACCAAATAAGAATATATTGATTCATTCTTGCCTACACGGATTCTTCTTAGATAATAATCATTATGCCAAGCGTGGATTCCTGACGATGTTCCCAACACTAACGATGAGGTACCTGATGGTTTAACCGTTGTTGTTCTTGCTGATTTATTAATTCCAATCATCTGAGCAACTCTTTCATTTTCTTCTTTAACCATCTTAGCCGCTCTTTTCATATCATAACCCAAAACAACACCCGAACCAATACCTGTCATTCCAACACCAATAAGTGCGTCTTTTTCAGTTGTTCGTTTCCAAATGTCTCTTAGATAATGGAAATCAGTGTATCCCGCTTGTAATGTACCAATGAATGACGCCGCTTTAACTCTTGCGTCAAAATCTTCTTGTGATTCAATATCTGAAGCATTAACCTCACACAGGTTACAAAATTGGAATGGTCTAAGTGCAATTTCACAACAAGGGTTTGTTCCCCAATCTTTATCGTTAGATAAATAAATTCCTGGTTCTCCTGCTCCTGATAATTCAATTCTTTTCCAAAGACCTGTAAAGAATTCTTTAGTAATTTTGTGACGAAGAAGTACTGCCGAGTTATTAGCTCTACCTCTTTGTGCGTTTTGTTCCCACCAACTACCAGATTTACAAGAAATCATTTCTTCATCGTCAGCCGAGAATAATGAGATAAGTGCCGCTCTTCTAATACCTCCTGCTAATACCGCATCTGCAATATGACATACAATATCGTGAGTTTCAATTGGTGTTAATTTTTCACCATCTTTTTTGTTATCCAAAACTTTTGTAATATTATGAATACAATCTTTCAATGGTTGTGGTCCTGGCGCCTTTCCTCCCGATGTAACAAGCATTGCCCCCTTTTGTCTAATATCTGAAAAATCAAATATAGGTGTTGACGATTTGTACCCTAAATAAGATTCCATTAATACTTTAATAGCATCTGCCCATCCTTCAATAGAGTCACCAATTAGGTATCGTCTTGTTCTTTCTTTGTTTGGTTTTTTAAGGTCGGGTAATTTTTCAACATGATGTTTTTGAACTGAATACCCAACTCCTGTTCCTCCTAAAAGTAAAAACATTGTTTCAGAAAAAGAGTCAACATGGTCAATTGGCATATAAGCACAGTTGTAAACCCTGTTTGGTGAAATTTCAATTGATTTACCACCAAACTGTAAAGATCTCATTGACGGTAATACTTTTTTATCATATACCATTTTATATACCTCTTCGATTTCACTTGTAATTTTAGGGTATTTTTTTTGGTGCATTTCTTTGTTACGAGTAACCAACTCTTCCCAAGTTTCTCTCCTATTTTTTTGGGGTTGGAACTTGGCATACTTCATAAAGACAGTAATGTCACTTAATATTTTTTGCGAAATATTCATTTTATTTAAATTTATTTGTTAATTGTTTTGTGTTTGTCTTTCTTTTCTTTTTTCTAAAAGTTCTTTAACTCTTAGTCTTTGTCTTTCTTCTTTCTGTTCCTCAATACCAAGAAAGGTCATTGAGCTTTCAGTATCAATATCAATCATTGCATTATCAAACTTACAGTTTTCAAACACAACGCCATCGTCTCCGATTCTTGATTTTGTAATTGCTATTGTTGCCAACTTTAACTCTTTTTGTTGTAGAGTCTTGGCTACAGTTATAATAACATGTCCCACTTGTGCCTTCTTAATTGATCCACCCATTTGATCTGTTGTCACTACTTCGGACGATATTGAAGCTCTGTTACCTTGTGTTGCAGTCCAACCTACAAGATTCATTTCGTGACACATAGCTTCAAATGCTCTCATTACCGAACCTTCACTTTTCCATTCATCCCCTAAATGTTTGTCAGGTACTACACAATCAATATAATCCAATAATACCATATCAATCTTAGTACCATCCGCAACCATTTTTCTAATTTGGTTCTTAATTTGTAACATAGTTACAGTATCTGATGGTAATTTTTTTAAAATTAATTTGTTTGTCATTGTTTCCTCAACTTCTTTAACTTTTAAGATAACTTCTTCTCTTTTTTCTGATAAATCATCAGGATGTATTTTTGTCCATAATGTGTAGTGTTTTCTTTGAATTACCTTTTGGTTATCCTCAAAAAATATTTGTAATACATTATTTCCCATATTAAATGCGTGATTTGCAATCTTAGTTAAAATAGTAGACTTACCTACACCTGTTGGTGCTAAAATAACCCCAATTTCACCTCTTGCTAAACCACCTTTTAATAGTCTGTCAATACCTGGTATTCCCATTGGGATTGGGTGTCTATAATCATCTTCTAACACTTGATCAATATTAGAAAATACATTTAATATACTTGTGTCTTTTGCCCCAACTTGTAAAGCTCCTCTAACCAATTCTTCAAGAGTGTCATAATTTTCAAATTCACCACCATCGATGATTTTTTGAGCCTTACCCATCACTTTTTGTAACTCTTGTTGTTTACAAAATTTTAACGCCTTTTCCTGAACAAAAGTTACACCATCTATAGGTGAGTCCTTAATTTTCTTAATTGTATCCAAAACTATTTTGGATGCAATCTCTTGTTGTAGTTCAGATTTTGTAATCTGTTCTAATGTTTCAAAGGATGGTGTGTGATCGTATTTAATATAATACTCTTTAACCATTTGAATAATTATTTTAAAGTACTTATTTTCAAAATAATTATTTTCAATAACATCAAGAATTGAGTGTGAAAAGTCTTTATCTATAATAATTTGATTTAACAATTGTAACTGAAATGTATTACCTAAATACTCAAAATTTTTGATAGTCGCCATATTTTTTTTTACTTTAGTAAAGATAAATAGTCCTAGTTTTTAATAAATTCGGGATAAAAATAATTAAATTTTTGACCTGAAAAAATGTCAGTTAACTCCGCCATGATAGATTTTAACTTTGGGCGTAGGTCTACGGTATATCTGACCTTTGGGGGGTATGGTTTTGCGTCAAACCGTCTATGACAAATTGTCATATCTCCTACCTTAATAATTAAATTAAAATTTTCTGGACCATCAGTAATTGATGTATTAAGTAATTCCGGATTCTCTAAAATATCGTATTGGTGGTCCAACATATAAACTATTGATCTCATTTTTAAATCATTTTTGAGATCGCGGCAAAGATAGTCAACATGATTATAAAATTCTTCCGATTTATGAGCGTTTTTGTTAAACCCTCTAACATTAAAGAATCTTTGAACTACGATGTTGTCGTTGCACATTAACAAAAATTCTGTCTTTGTAATATCCTGTTCTTTCATTTTGTTTTTTTAATTTTTTTTGTTTTTAAATTTGTTTTTTTCTTTTCTTGTTAATTTTAGAAAAGGTGTCAAAAAACTAACCCAAGCATCGTCCCTCTTAGGTAGGTATTTGAAGAGTCCGTCTTCCATCATCATTCTAATTAAATTCTTATGTCCTCTTCCGTCGGGATCCATCGACTCGGAATAATAAGATTCAACTAATTCTTTTCCTTCTTCACTTATTAGTGGTTCCGATAAGTCCACAAGTTTTTTATTTATCTCGTAATACTCATCACCAAAAATACCATCTTTTGTTCTACCACTTAACAGGTTTTTTAATGCGGGATTGTCTTTATCTTCTTTTAAAAGTAATTCCCCTTTTGTTAAAATATCGGAGATATTTACTTCTTTGTCAAGTAACTCAGGAAATAACTTAACTAATGTTTTTTCTCCCAAATAATAAATTCCATTAATGTTGTCTGACTTATCACCAGATAATATTTTCCAAGTTTTAATGTTATAATGAGGTATTTCAACATCGCACATTTTAATCATATCCCCATTCTTATAATGTTTTTTAGTAATTGGGGAATAGATACTCACATCTTCAGAGATAAGCTGTGTAAGGTCTCTATCGCTTGAGAATATAGTTTTGTGTTCGTCTTTAGATATTTTACAATAGTACGCAATAATATCATCAGCCTCACAATCATCAATTTCAATATGTCTTATAAACATCTCTTCAAGATATTGTTTTACTCTTGTTTTTTGATATGAGAATGAATGGAGTTGTTCTTCGGTATTTGCTTGTCTTCGGTTAAGTTTATAATTGGGGTAAAATAATCTTCTCTGTGTTGAATTACTTTCGTTATCCCAACAAACCACAACTTTATTGTAGTTTCCTTCATCTAAAAATCTTTTGGTTGTGTTTAAGAAATGCCAAATCCCACCAACATGTTCTCCGTTATTATAAAAATCTTTGACCCCACAAACCCCAATCTTTAGTAGATTGTTGCCGTCAATAACAAGAGTTTTAATCATTTGTATTTTTTAAAGGATTCTTAAATATTTTTTACTGCTAAAAACCAATCCCATATATGATTTATTTTCTCAATGGTATAGTTTTTTCTTTTCAAAAGTTCAATACATTCATCAGTATCTTTATTCCACTCAGGGTTAATTCTATGATGAAAACTAACAACAATTTGATCAATATTTTCAAAATCTTCATCAGTAAAACTTCTTAAAAGATCGTATTCCGCTCCTTCAATATTTAGTTTTAAAACGGATATTTTTTTAACATTGAAATTGTCACAGAACATTTTCCATGTAATAACATCAAACTCGTCTTCACCTTCGGTAAATATTGTTGTTCCAACACCATTATTTTGTATTTTCATTTTACCATCAAAGTTCCATACTATCCCTTTGAATAGTTCGGTTCCTTCTTTTTCATTCTCATAAGGATCTGCCCCAATAACTCTTTTCTTTCCTATAAAAAAATTTGACCAATCCCAATCTAAACAACCTAAATCCACTATGTCCCCATCATGGGTAAGACATCTTTCATCAATACTTGAGTAATCCCACTCAGGTATTGTTCTAATTATTTTCCAATTTTTCATACAATTCGATTTATTATTTTTTATTTTTTTTGTTATTCGTCAATATCATCATCAGATTCGTCCAAAGAATAATCTGAATAACCTAACTTTGTTTCCCAATAATCTGAATATTCTTTCTTATAGTTATCCAAAGATTCTTTTGTGTCTGCAATATAACCTTGTGGTACTGCAATGATCTTACCATCTTTATATCCAAGACCATTAACATGGTTCTTTAATATAGAAATTTTTGTTCTAATTGCAAACGACACTTTTCTACCATTCTTAGTGGCGTCAATGTGACTAATACCCGCTTTTTTCTGATTACCAAATAAGAACACTAATGATGATGCCAACCATACCGCTTCACCACCTTTAGCCTTGATTTCAGGTTGTCCAAATGGATTATCAGGAAGTAACACCCAAGGCTGATTTAAAATCACCAAAGTGTTATAATAAGGATATTCTTCTTTTTTAGATTTTGAGATTCTTGAATGAATCCCCATACCAATCTTATCTGCAAGTACCTTAGCGTTGTGCATTCCACCGCCTTTTCCATCAAAAGTCATCTGACAAGGTACACTACCAATACTATCCCATAAAAACAATAAATTATAAGGTATATCTCCCTTTTCTTGAGAATCAAGTATTTCATTAATAAACTCAGTTGCTTGTTCAATCACATCAAATGAATCGTTAAAAATAAACATACCATCATACTCACCAAGTTCGTTTTTCTCCGCTTGCAATCCTAATTCAATTGCATGTTCCCAAGACCATTTTTTCTCAGTAATAATAAGAACAGGTAAATGACCTTTCTTTTGTGCGTCAGCCGCAGCAAGAATCATTGCCGTTGTTTTTGAAGTATTTGAGTGCCCTAAAAACATGTTAACACCCCCCATTACAGGTCCGGGTAATCCACAAGAGTTCATAAACGCTTCCCCGCAATTATAAAAACTTTCGGGTTTATATTTTGTTTTGGTGGAAAACTTACTTTTTATTGCGTCTAAACTAAATTCTTTCTTTTTCAATGCCATAATAATTAATAATTGTTATATAAAATATACATAAAAAAACGGGAACAATAAACTGCTCCCGTTATAGTTTTTTTAATTAAATTAGAATGGTAAGTCTTCGTCTACTTCATCATTTTTTTGTGGGTCCGCAACCTCAGTAATTGAAACTGATTTTGTGCCTCCAATAGAAACTTCAGATGTTTCATTGTTTGAATAAGCGTATCCGCCCTTTTCAGAATCCCATCTTGGGGTTTCTCCTCTTGCAAGTGCCTCAAGGTATTCTACAGGTTTTTTTGAATAAACATCCTCCCAAGTCATTTCATTACCAACCCAATCAGCCATTTGATCCGTATCCTTAGAAATTGGGGTTGGGTCGTCATACATAACAGTTTGGATAACCGTGTAAGTCGCGCCTTTTGGTGTTTTAGCTTTTGTTAACTCAAGAATTAAATCACGACCATTATCAGGATCTGTAATATCTCCTTTAGCCTTCCAAATAGGAATGATTTTGTCAAGGATACCTTCTTGTTTGTAGTTGTGTTTAAATCTCCAAAATTTTACGCCATCCTGTTCGTTATCACGATCAACAACTTTTACAATATAAAACTTACGAGATCTATATTGTGTTGCTAATTGTTTGTCAGATTCTTTTCCTGTTGACATAAGTTCTTCATAAACTTCATTCAAAGGTGAACGCTCATTGTCATTCTTTGCTGGATCGTAAAATTTTTGCCATTTACCGTCTACTTGAACTTCGTGAAACCATACTTCTTTGAATGGTGAAGATCCGTCTGTTGTAGGTAAAATACGGATTGTCCGTTGACCTTGTTTTTCGTTGTCTTTCAATATTGCCGCGAAATATTTTTTCATACGGTCTTCTGAAGACATTTTTGATGTAGCGTTTGAGCTACTTTGTGATTTTTCGTACTGTGAAAGTACTGCGTCTAATGAATTTGTCGCCATTTTAGTTAAATTTAAATTAAAGGTTTATTGTAGAATTATAGGTATATAAAAAGGTATAGTCAAATAGTATTGTAAAAAAAGTTTAAGGTCTATATTTTCGACCTTAAAACTTATGAATTATATCTGTTTAATAAAATATCGTCTTCGTCTTCCATTGGTTCATTAAATGTTTTTTCAATGTCGGAAGGGCTAAAGTTTTCAACTTCATCTTGGGTTAAAACATATTCGTTTTTACCTGTTTTTTCCATTTCTTCTTCTTTGTCTTTGAAGAAGTCTGCTAAGTTTTGTTTGTATGGTCCGGAATCTAAACTTCTTAGTTCAAGTTTTTCTTGTGGTGTCTTAGGTCTATATCTCTCAACTTTAGCGTCCAATATATCAATTTTTTGAACTATATTGTCCATTTCGGCCAATTTTTCTTCCATTGTTTTAATTTGATTAAACAAGTTTTCAAAATATTCTTCTTGTTTATCTGCCATAGTTTTTTGTGAATCAACTAAGTCCGTTATATCTAGTTCTTCAGTTTCACCTTCACCCTCTGTTCCTTCTTCATCATCACCAGGTAATTCTTCAACATCAGGATCTTTAGATAAATCAATAGGTTCTCCTGCGGGTGGTGCGGGTGGTGGAGTCGCTCCTGCCGCTGGTGGTGCTCCTGCGGCATCAGTTGGTGGTGGTGGTGCTCCTGCTCCCGCTAATGCTGGATCCTCAACCGGTGGTGGAACATCTTGTTCCATGATATACTTATTTATTGATTGATATCTTGCAATCTCATTTAATATTTTTTCGTCAATTTTCATCTTATCCGTTCAATAAAGTTTT